AAATCACCGAACAACTTACTTTTTCATAAACTTGATCTTGAAGAAACAAATCACCGAACAACTTACTTTTTCATAACTTGATGTTGGATAAAAAAAGAACAACAACTTACTTTTTCTTCAACTTGATGTTGGAGAAAAAAAGACGACTTACTTTTTCATAAACTTGATGTTGGAGAAAAAAAGAACAACAACTTACTTTTTCATAAACTTGATCTTGAAGAAACAAATCACCGAATAACTTACTTTTTCATAAACTTGATCTTGAAGAAACAAATCACCAAACAACTTACTTTTTCATAACTTGATCTTGAAGAAACAAATCACCGAATAACTTACTTTTTCTTCAAGAATATAAAAAACTATGTCTGCTACCAACCTGAATTGTTATCTATTCTTCCTAAACTCAAGGGAAAAAAATACTAGTTTGTTGTTGTAAACCGCATTTTTATCATGGCGATGTATTACAGCAATTAATCGATAAATAAAGGTCTAATTATTGTCATGTTTTTACATTATAGAATGTAAAAATATATTTTTTATTGTGAATGAGATCCATAACCAGATTTCTTGGGGGGTTTTTAACTTCGATTTTTTGTAGCTAAAAGATGAGCAAAATCGTTTAATAATGTTCTTTTATCTCCTAGGCTGCGCTGAATGATGTTGTAGAATTTTCTTTGCCCTTCTTTTTCACTGAGCCACGGTTCTAAAGATCTTTTAACATATTTTATTTGATCTTCTGAGAGAACATCTCTTCCACATGGTTGCATTAACTTGATCAAAGTAGTGAATGTGGATTCATATCGTTGAGCGATGACAAATCCTTGACATGATAGTGTTACAAAGAGTTTAAAAAATTTATCCATAGCGTTGATGTAATTGAGCGTCAGAACAAAAAAGTTGGTTTCTCTAGAAAATCCCAAAATTTTAGACCTTTCTCCTAGAAAATATCCAAAATCAATATGAAAGACGTTACCTTTTTTTGTACATAAAATATTGTCCCCATGACGATCTCCTACCCCAAAGACATAAGTAAAGACGCAATATCCTGCACAAGAAAGAGCAAAGTTCCTAAGTGCTTGTTCCCTTTCCTGTGGTGGATTATTTTTATATAAATAAGCTTTCAAAGAAGTAGATGAAAAAGCTGAAGCAAAACTGTTACCTCCATATTTCCAATTGATAGAAGAGGTTGTTTCTGATTTTGAAGCTACTTCAATTAATCCTACTTTTCTTCCTAACGGAAGTGCAACATAAGGTTGAAGGTGAAGATCCAATCCTTCTTTTTTCCAAAATGAGTCTAGGATTTTCATCATTTGTAATGCCAATACATCTATTCTCATATCATCGCCCACCTTTAGAATAATATACACTTTTTTGTGATTAATATCTTCAAAAGATAGCCACAAAGGTTGAGCATTTGATTTAAGAATAAAACAATCCTCTACCTCTAACTTGGTCATCTCAATTTTTGAATTGGTAGGTAAGTAGAATTTTTCTGGGAACTTGATTTCGTAAAGATAGCTTTTTAATTGTTCATCTGAGATTCCATTAGTAGACTGAACTTGTTGTGCTATCCGAATAAGTTTATTCATTACTTTTTCCATTTGAATAAGTGCCCTCCTTTCAGTTGAATCTATATTTTCCAAATAACGCTGCTTTAGAACATGAAAACGTTTTTCCATAACCGGATTGTCCATTTCGCTTACTAAATACCAATAAAATGTATGTCCTACTGATCTATTCTTTAAAGCTCTCATCAACATAAAAATGGTTAGTGATGAGGAAAGATATATATCTAGTTTCAAGCTCTGAATAAGTTGGGGCATACATTCTTGTATTTCTTTATTTGAAAGACTATGTAAACATTTTACTGCATATTCCCGCACTTGAATATCACAACTTTCTAGAGCTAAAATTTCAAAACCAGCAAATGGATAAATTAGAGGATAATCCTTCAGGATATCGTAAATCTCAGTTAAATGTTCTTTATCATCCCAATTCACTGTTTTCAAAAGAGAAATTAAGAGATTAGGATATTTATTTCGGATAAGCTTCCTATATTTCCATAATAGAGTATCTGAAGCTTTACCTGATTTAATTTTTTCCAAATCCTTAGGTTTAATTTTGAATTTAGTTGATCCTTTATCTTCAGTATTTCCAGGTGAGAAAATTATAGGTTTTGATATATTTGCAATGGAAAAAGAAAAGGTGATTTTAACTGTTTCCTCTTCATTGGATGGAATGGCTGGTGTATAATATTCAAACGGAGTTTCTTTGTATCTCCATAATGGAATTTGGACTAAATGTGAACGTAAACATCCTTGAAAATCAAAGATGGAGCACTCTCCCCATCCTAATTTTACAGGATTTCGAGATTCCATAAATATCCAAGTTTGAAAAAATCTTTGAGTAAAGCTTGTATTCTCTCTCTGAGCATAGAGTCTTATCTTGAGAAAGGCTTCTCTTGGTAAATCACAAATAAAAAGAGGCAAAGGAATAGAAAGGTGAAGATCTTTACCTATATCTTCACCTTTAATTGAGGAAATTTTGATAGGTTCAATGAATTTCTTGATTTCTATCTCAACAGTAAAGATTATATCTTCATATGAAGCATAAGGTGTAAAATCGCTTAAAATTTCTGGAGTGATTCCTTCTATCTTATTTATGTTAAGATATAATGGGCTTTGTATATCATTAGAGTAATGACACATCTCAGTTCTTACATTATAAGATAGATTTGGAGATTGAGGGATAGTAGGAGGCAAACCTTCGTTTTGGGTGGATGTATCTAAATCATTAAAGACACTGGAACTAAAAGAATCTATATTTGATTTCTCGATTAATGTGAATTCTATTTTTTCCCCTCGTGAGAAAGAGTCTCTCACATATACCAACGAGGATATAGAAACATGGTGATTAAATAAGTATTCTTTTCTATTTCCAATTTTAAGTGCATAATCCTCAGGATTGGATTCTAACCATGAGCAAGATAAATCCATAGGTTCTAGACATACCAAAGTTTTAACAATAAGACCTGTGACTACTATATTATATCTACATTTATCAAAAACTAAAACTTTCTCTCGGTAATGAATATATATCTTTAAAAAAGATTGTTGGAGTTCAAGACTAACTGGATATTCAGTAAGCTCAGCCACCCAATCTTGTTCTTTTTTATTTTCTTCATCGTTATCCATTCTATGACGGATGATTGATTGTAAGTGTCTCTCATCTTCAGTGTGTGGTAGGGGTACATCTGATTTACTCAAAAATAGTTTTGACTTTTCAAGTTCAGAAAAGTCCAACAAAGAAACTGGGCAAAAATGATGTTTATCATCGCTACCCTGATCATCTTCCATTTTTCTGTTGCCAATAAGAAGTTAAAAAAATAGAAAAGTTCAAAAAAAATGGCAAAACCACGTAGACGTAGAAGACGTCAGAGAAGAAATGGAAATCTTTCTTCTAATCAAAAAACAAATCTTCCTTCTTCAAAGCCATATGAAACCAAACCTATTTATTCATCAGTAAAAATTTGCTTATGTATGATTGTTAAAAACGAATCTAAGATCATTGAACGTTGTTTAACTGCTGCTCAAAAAGTCATTGATTATGTTTCTATTGTAGATACAGGATCAACAGATAATACCAAGGAATTAATTAAAAGATGGTGTGAGGATAAAGGAATACCTCATGTTGTCCATGAAGAAAAGTTCAAGAACTTTAGTTATAATCGAACACACTCTTATAGAGCAGCTAAGGAGTCATTCCCTGATACTACTTATTTTCTTCTCTTAGATGCAGATATGGTACTTATTGTTAAACCTGACTTTATAAAATCTTCCTTGGATGAAGATGTATATATGTTGGAGCAATATTCCAATGCTGTTCGATATTGGAATGTTCGATTAATTGGAAATAAAAATATTGAAGAATGGAATTGTATCGGTGTTACTCATGAATATTGGGAACCAACACCAAAAATTCCAAAAACACATAGATTACATACATTGGAGATAGACGATAGAGAAGATGGAGGTTGTAAAAGCGATAAGTATGAACGTGATAAAAGACTTTTACTAGAAGGTTATAATGACCCTAATACACCTAAAACTCTTAAAACACGATACAGTTATTATCTTGGACAAACTTTTGAATGTTTGAGGGAATGGGATGAAGCAATAAAGTGGTTTACTAAACGTTCAGAGGAAAAAGATACATGGGAGGAAGAAGCTTGGTATGCTTCTTATAAACTTGGATTGGCTTTAATGGCGAAAGGAGAAGAAGAAAAGAGCGTTTATACATTACTGAAATCATGGGAAAGGCGTCCATGGAGGATTGAACCTCTTTATAAATTGGTCTGTTATTATAGATCTAAACCACTTAGAGAAGGTTATAGAGCAATGAATGCTACGGCATTAATGTTGGCTATGCAAGCCAAAGATTTTAAATACCCCGAGAATGATGTTTTGTTTGTCGAATATGATGTTTATGATTTTCTATTGGATGTTGAAATCGCAATTACAGCTTTCTATGTTCAAGGAAAGAAAAATATAGGGCGAGCTGCTGCTAAAAGATTATCTCAGAAACTTAAGCAGGGAAAGATCAAAAATGAAAACATCAAACATATCAAAGAAACAATCAATTTTTATGGATTTAAATAATTTGTATATATACATACATATGTATATATTATAATGCATCATATTATTTTTTTATTAGTCACAGAGATTTTGAATAGAAAAACAGTCCAGTTTTTGTTTTTCCAATTCTAATATAACTTTATTGGTTTCATTTCGACATCTTTCACATAGATTTGATATGAAAGCCCTTGAAAACTTTCTGGGGTTATTTATTGCATCTTTTAAAGCTTGTAATCTTCGGATTGATCGGTCCAGTTTTAGTGCTACTTTTTGATTTGCATTTATCAAATCAAGTATTTGTGTTATGTTTTGGTATGTAACTTTACGACATAGATTCATAAAATAATCCTCCAATTCATCAATCTTGTCTTCAAGTTCTTCTCTATAATCTTCATCTTGCACCAAATTTTGTAACATTTCTTTTAATTCCTTTTTAGTTATATCTACATTGTTGACTTCCTCTCGCAGTTGTTTCTCGAAAAAATCCATATTTAAATGGGGAGCTTCACTAAGAACACGTTCACGTCCTTTGATGACTTCATCTAATTCTGAGGTTAAATTAGATAGGTTAATAAAAGGTATTCCTTCAATAAATTCTATATCATCTGCTGATATAGATTTTCCATTTTGGGCGACATCGATCATGTACATTTCACCACAGTTGGGAATTCCCACCTGAAAAATTGGAAAAGATCTTTTTGGATTTAGTGGGTCATTAAATTTTATTTTGGTTATAACAATGTCTTCAATTCCATAATCCAAAAAAAGTTCAGCTAGTTTATTTGCAAATTTTTCATGATTTATAGATTTATCCAAGTCTAAATCCCAATCAGGAGATCCTATTTTTTTATCCAAGTATGCATCTACAGCTTTTCCACCCTTAACATAAAACTTATTGGGGTAAATTTTAGCAGCATCACGTAAAACTTGAGGTCCAATAATCTCAGTTACATAAAAGTAATATTGATAGTCATAATCTGAACATTCTCCTTCATAGTTTTTTAGCAATTTAAAATTATCTTTTGCCAAATTTCCAGCTATCGTTGATGGAAACTTGGATGTCTCTTCATTCAGTTCCATTTTTTTATCAATTGATTTTTTTCTTTTTTTCTGTCGGCGACAAAGATGAAGATTTTAAGTTGGAACCTGTGTATGAACACAATTTCTGATTATATTTCTCGAACAACAAAACTATTAGATATTATAGTTAAATATGACCCTGATATCATATGCTTGCAAGAGGCACTACCTTGTTTGACAGAAAACGAATCTAAACTTGAACAATACATTTCTCCATTTTCGCATGTCTATGTAAATAATACTTCTATACGTGCATACGGAGAGCGTATTTTTGTCAAAAAGAATTATAAAATAACAGAAAAAGGTTACAAAGCGCTTCGATCGTATCAAGGGAGAGTTCTAAGTTGGATAATTGTGAATGATATATTTATAGGTACCTTTCATTTAGAAAGTAATTTCCCCAATCAAAAAACTAGAGAGAAACAAATTGAAGATTGTCTCAAGATAGCTACAAAGAGTAATAAAGAAAAGTTTGTTTTCATTGGAGATACCAATTTTTCGAACAGTGAATCTTTTCCAAATGAATGGAAAGACCCTTTTATTGACAAACCTATTCCAACCTTTCATCACTCAAAAAAAATATATTCAGCTCGCTATGACCGAGCTTATATAAAAAATATAGAAATATCAGATAAAATAGTAATTTCTTCATCAGAATTATCAGATCATGATGGAATTATGATCACAATAGAAACATAATTATATATATATATTGATATCAACACAACCATTTGTTATTAAAAATGCCAAAGAAAGTATCTCAACATAAACTTTTAGTTAGAGAAATCAACAAGACACATTTAAATCCTACTGAAGCCAAAGCAGTTGTTGATCTCTTGAAAAATAAACCGCTTGTCATTCATTTCCAAATGGATGAAAGATCACAAGATCGTCAAGAGAAGTTGAATAATCTTTCAACTTTTGACCAAGAACTGGTATCGTTTATTATACATCAATATGTAGCTGATTTTAAAGAAGGAGCTCCGCAAGATAAACAATGGGGTGTAGTACCTACTGATCCTTATTATTATATGCCCGTCGAAACAGAAGATATACCAGAAGATGATTGGGACTTGCGTGGCGTTTCACCTGATTGGCGTTTTATTATTTATTCAAACCCTGATTCTCCCTATCGTCTTATAGATTTAAATGGATGGCCAGGTGATAACGAGATGGGGATTGTGGGATTGATCTATGAAGATACATTGATTGTTGTGGCAATTAATAGTGATTCAGAACTATACATTAAGATAGATAATGAAGATGTCACAGAAGCTTTGACAGATTATCAAGAGATTCGAGAAGAAACTTTTGCTCCCTAAATATCCAAACCTTTAGAATTGGAAAGAAATGGTGATGTCAGAAATTATTACTCGAAGATGCTTTCTGCCATGTTGAAAAAAATATATAATATGCAATAACTATATTCAAAATAGTCTTTGAATATAAATAATACAGTTGATCTAACAATAGTCACATACAGGAACGTCCAAAAGAGCCTGTCTGAAAGAGTTAAGATCAAGACATTCACATTTACGGAGAGCCTTGCAGACTTTGCCTTGTTTAATACGTTTGGCAGTTCCGTGAGATACAGCTTGTGGAAGGAACTTGGATTGGCATTTGTCACATGGAATAGTAACACCATCGATTGTTCTTGGTTCGAACCAAGAAAAGTTACCGGTTGGTTTGAATGAAGTGAATTTGAAGCATTTCACGCATTTCTTCTTGTATCCAATTGGATAGAACTTGTAGGTAGCATTATCCTTGGATCCAACAACGTAGAGAACCCATTGCTTGAAATTTCCACATTCGTCGTATTCCTTATCGAACACACCAATCAATGGTTGTACCATAAGGTATTCAAGAGGGTCGTCTTCTTTCTTGGGAATGTAAAAAGCAACAATAAAACGATAGCATTGCTCAACACAAAAAGCATAACAGTCTTTCCTTACACAACAAGGATCTTGCCTGATGTCATTGTGGTCTACTGTACCCGTAGGTCCGAAAGCACCACATTTTTCAAAGGTTTTCTGATTGATAAGCCAATAGCCGTCAACTTTTGGAACACAGTCTTTGCCCATTTTTTACATCACAAAATAAAATTTTTGCCATAAAGTTAAAAATTTTATTTATGCAATTTTCTCCAGAAAAAAATATTTTGATATAAGAATCCAAAATTTATTTTTTTAGATCCCGGGACATTTGCGGAATAGAAGATCTCGGGCGGATGAAAAATCTTTGACAATACATATATCGTGGAAAGAATCAGAAAATACCTTTCTGTATTCTTTACTAGTTTTAAATACTAAAATAGGATGATAACCAGTATCTCTATTCTCAGTTAATAAAGATCTAACAATAGTTTTAGCTTTTTGATTATAATCTGAATAAGGTTCTTCGTCATTCACAACCATCACTACATAAGCAAGGTCTTTTGTTTTGATACACAAGTTATTGATCTCTGAAACAAATGAATCAGCATTTTTCTCTGATGTTATCACAAAAACATAAAAAGGTTTTTCTTCTGAGCAATGTAAATCTCCAGATCTAAATAACCCTTTGATAATTTTAGCTACAAAATAAATACCAATTACAGCTAATATAGCGATTACAGCATCTATCATTTTTATATCTTCTTTAACTTTCATTAAAGAAGATTATTTATCCATTTCTTTTTTATAAGATAAAATTTGGTTAATCTTAAATCGAATTTCTTCTGGTGATAACAATCTGCATTATCTATCCCATAAAGATCAGCTAATATTAGTAAATCATCATGGGATACTTTTCCATAATAATCATCAAATACATCATCTGGTAGATATTCAGTTTCTTGTACCTCCAATTGTTCCTCAAACGTTTTTATATCTTCAACTCCAAAGAAGGAAAACTTTTCAACGATTTTCAAAGGACAATCTGTCCAATTATCAATGTTAAAGCGTGTCCTCCCATCTGAGTAAACATCATATATTCTACATGCTTGTTTGAAAACGTATATTTCGTATTGATGAGGTTCAGAATCTGAGGGAGGTGATGGAGGAATATATTCAAAAACAACATCTCCCTCTTTATTTATTCCATCAATATCGCTTATATTCACCATCATAAAGTGAAGAAATGGAGAATTCACTGGATTTTCAGGATAAGGAGCGTCTAAATCTATCATTAAAATAGTATATAAGTCATTCTTGGAAGTTTCCCATTCAAAGACATAGGTATCTGTTATATTTTTAGTTGGTAATAATTCTCCTTCTTGAACCTGATAGTTGCCTATTTCAACATACATCTGTCTGTTTTAGAAATCTATGATATTTTATTTTTTTTGTCAGGAGTAAGGATTTTTCTACGAATGAGTGTTTTTATATCTTCTAGCTTTTCTTTTCTTGTTCTTACTTATTTTTTGCCATTCTCCCATTATTTTATTTTCGTTCTCTTCTGTAGATCCTTCTCCAGAACTTATTTTAGGAGGGGATGGAATATCTGGAAGAGACGCTGCAACCGTATTTGTCGTTTGATTGTCAATGAGAATTTCTTGTTTTAGGTTTTCATATCCATTTCTTATACATTCTATTTGAGCTTCCGTATAATCTATCTTTGATAAATAATTTAGCCACTCCTTGTCATGTTCTGGATGTTTTTGGTAATGGGATTGAATCTTTTGGACCCGTTTTTGATATATTTCACGAGCTGTAGTGAGTTTCTTTTCCAACATCTTTATACGGGCATAGTTTTGAATAGTCAAAAGCCATTGATGCTTATAATGAGATATGTCGTCAGGATCTATTTCTTTCTCCTGTTCTTTGAGAATGGATTTCTCTTCTTTGTATTTCTTGGCATATATCTCCTGCTGTCGTTCAAACTCTTGATTTTCAAACTCCACTAATTTCCCTTCTATATCCTGTTTAATCAACGTTGTATGTTCAGGATCAGAGATTTCTTTTAATTCACCCCATCGACATAATTTTAAAGCACAAGTTCTACTTCCAGTAGTCTTAGTGATATACTCAGCTCTTTTCTATGCTTTTTCTTGATTTGGATATATACCCAATAAAATAAATAATCCATATAAGTTATCTGGATTTCCATCTTCACAAATTATATCTCGGTTTAATACATAACTGTATACACCCCATGATCCTTCTTGCCCATCTGGCGGAGCCAATTGGCACAAAGCTTTTAAAGAATTAACAGTGCCCCGTGAAGGCTTTTTAGTATAAGATATTGCATGTTCCATTTATCTACTTCAAAATTCTCCTTAAGTATTTTTTTCTATTATGAAAGTAGCTATTTTTTTTACAATATTCATAAGGATAATAATAGCAAAATGTATTACCAAGAATAAATTGGATAATATAAGCGAAACTTTGTAAATTTATAAGTAGCATTACCAACTTGAATGTAACTGTCCATATCATTTAAGTTCATTGGGTTTAACTGAGAAAAAATACTTTGAAGAAAAACATAATGGTTGTTGTTTCTTTTTTTCCAGGATCAACTTTACGAAAAACATAACAGTTGTTATTCTTTTTTCTACAACATCAAGTTGAAGAAAAAGATAATTGTTCAGTGATTTGTTTCTTCTAATATCAACTTATGAAAATAAGCTTTTGTTCTTTTTTTTCCAAGATCAACTTTACAGAAAACATAATGGTTGTTGTTCTTTTTTTT